AAAAAGACTTAGACTCTCACCAGATGAGGTTGAAATGGTGTATGAGAATAGGGCTGAAAACACAACAAACCTTAATGGAAATACAGCACTAGATTGCCACTTATTAGAAAGAGGTATACAAAAAAAAGATGTTGTTTCTGTAAAGCACTGGCAGTCTGCTAGTGGAGATTATAGGTTTAGTGTAGTTACAAAAGAAGATGTTTCTTTAGATCAAAAAGACTTATTGGAAAAGGTTAGCAACTTTATTGATAATTATTCCCCTCATTATCCTGAGATTAAAAAGAGAAACAAAAATGCTAACCACTTATTAGTAATAAATCCAGCAGACATTCATATAGGGAAGTATGCAAATGGTGCTGAAACTGGAGATGAATATGATGTGGAAATTGCTTGTATGCAGGTTTTAGAGGGATTACATGGTCTTGTAGAAAAAGCAAAAGGGTTTGATGTAGAAAAAATATTATTCTGTATAGGTAATGACGTTTTACATATAGATAATGTTTATGGTTCAACAACTAAAGGTACTTATCAAGATACAGATGGCAAATGGTGGGAGCATTTTGAAGTTGCATTAGCGTTATATGTTAAATGCGTAGAAATTCTAAGAGAAATAGCCCCTGTAGATGTAGTGCATTGTATGAGTAATCATGATTATCAAAGTGGATTTCATTTGGCACACGCATTAAAAAGTTGGTTTAGACAAGATAAAGAGGTTAATTTTGAGGTTGGTGTTGCTCATAGGAAATATTACCAATATGGAACTAACTTGATAGGGTTAGAGCATGGGGATGGGGCTAAGATGGATAACCTGCCTTTATTAATGGCTCAAGAAAAACCAAAAATGTGGAGTGAAACTAAATATAGATATTGGTATTTACATCACCTTCACCATAAAATAAAACATAAATGGAGAGATGCTAAAGATTTTATAGGTGTTACTGTAGAATATATGCGTTCACCAAGTGGCACTGACAGTTGGCACTCAAGAAAAGGATTCACAGGTATTTTAAAAGCAGTTGAAGGCTTTGTTCATGAAAAAAATAGCGGTCAAGTAGCACGTTTAGTGCATTATTTCTAAAAATTTTACTCTAGTAGATAAACATTTTACAAAAAAATGTTAAAAAACCTTTGGTGGTTAATTCCAATTTTATATATTTGCCTAAACTATTAACTAAACTATATAATATGGAAACACTAATCGCAGTACCTACAATTATAATTCTTATGATTGTATACTTAATTCAACAAGACACAATTACTAACTAAAAACAATAAACAATGGGAAAAATGAAACAACTTTTTGAAGAACAACAAGAAACTATTAATGCAATGCATGATATTGCGGAGAATCCTTATGGAAAAACAAAAGATAATATTAACCAATTAAATAATAAACAAATGTCAAAAAAAATGAGAGAAAAATTAATGAAAAAACCTGAGCCTGTTGTGGAAACAAGAAAAGAAGCATTGAGAAGGCTTTACAAAGAAAATGGCTTAACAGAGGAAGATATATATAAAGACAAGAGAGGGTTTGTGATTATCACAAGAACTGGTATTGACAAGATTGTATCAAGAAACAACATTACAGTTGCTTATGAGGTTATTAATATGGATGTAGATAAATCTATATGTGTGTTAAGAGCAGCAGCAACAATGAAAGTAGGTAGTGAGGTTAAAAATGCCATGAGTTTTGGAGAGGCTTCTGATGCTAACTTAATGGGAGGCGGCAAGAAATTCCCAGTTGCTATGGCAGAAAAAAGAGCAATGTCAAGAGTAGTTCTAAAGATTGCTGGATTCTATGAGCAGGGGGTGTTCGGTCAAGATGAGATTGTTGATTAGTGAGTAAAGATTGGTTTGATGAGTTGCTTGATGGTGAGCCAACGCCTATTACAGATACGCAATGGCTCATCATTGAGAGCAACATATACCACACAGCATTACCATCACATATGATTGAAAGTATTATGAGTAGAATCAATAATATCACAGAATTAGAAGCAGAAGAAATTATTAAACTAATAAACGAAAACAAAATTGAAACAGACACAAGAAAGCAATGGCTCAAAATGTTCAAAGACGGAGTGTTTGGACATAGAGATTTATGAACACTTTAAAAAGCCTCACTCTTATATTATATGGAATAAAAAAAATGTTTTAGGAGAGGTGGTTGAAGATAGTATAATTCAACTTTTAAATAAAGTCCAGTTAGTAGATTTCTACTATTCAGGTAAAAATAAGTTTAAAATTGAGAAGTGGAAAATAAAAAAATACTTATCAAAAGATGACAAATAAATATTCTTTAGATAAGATTAGGAAATCCAGAAATGAGTTTGAGGCTTTACTGAGAATATATGGCATATCTAATTTAAGGCTTTGTAAAATCTTAGAGGTTAATTACCTTACAAGTAAAAAGTTTATAGAAACTCCAACTAATATGAGGTTTATTCATGCCAAAAGATTAGCAGACTTTATTGGATTAGAGATACAGGACATAGTTGATACAATAGTGTACGACATAAAATAAATTATAAAACATGAGAAGAAGATTAAAATACAGCGATTATTATCATGAGATAATATTAAACGAAGTTTCAGATATTTACAATGTAGATAAGGCTAGGATATTTTTGGGGAGCAGACAAAAAAACATTATCCTTGCTAAAAGATTGTTTATATACACGCTGAGAGAGATATTTCAATTAACCTTAAAGGATATTTCAGAGGTTACTAATTTGCATCATGCCTCTATTATACATCATTCAAGACAATTTGAATTTGAATATAATAATTACAAAAAAGATAATAAAAACTTTGAAAGAGTAGAAAATAGGATTATTGAGGTTGAAATAGATGAAGAAATAGAGGGATTGGAAAAGCAGTTAAACAAAATAAACGAATCATTAACTAAATTATATAAAATAAACAAATTAAAACATGAAAGAGAAAAAAGAGAAAATCTACTTACCGAGTAGTATCAAAAACATTGAAACAAAATTTGGATCAATGATGGTTGCAAACTTTAAAATGGATGAACTACAAGCAAACTCAAAGAATGGTTGGGTTTCTATGGTAATTGCAGAGAGAAGAGAGCCATCTGAAAAAGGGGCTACTCATTATGCTTATGTAAATGATTATGAGCCACAACAAAAAGAAAACAAAACTTCACCTAAAAAAGTAAAATCTACAACTGGTGATGATGACGTGCCTTTCTAATGATTAAGTGGAAAAATACAACTTATCCTAGCACTTTCATCAAACTTTCTGATGAACTTGCTAAGGTAAGAAGTATGTTGTCTGCTGATGTATATAATGAGAATACAGAAAAATACAGAGGTCGTCAAGAACACTCTATCCAAAGTTTAGGAATATTTGCAGAGTTAGTTGCTAGACATATTTTGGATAACAATAAGGGTGTTAAATATGAAGCAGCACCTTTAATTGAAAAAAGACCTGTTGTTAGTGCTGATATAATTATGCAGGGTATTGGAGAATTAAATTATATAGACGTAAAAGGTGTTAAAAGTAATGGAAATGCCCTTAGAGTTAATTTTAAAGCCCATAACAACAATAAAAAGAAAGTAACGCACTACCTGTTCATACAGCCTTTAAATGCTTTATATGCAAGATTTTGTTGGGTTAAACATGAAGATGTAAGCGATTGGGATGTGGTTATGTCAACATATACAAAGTGTTATGAATTAGAAATACCAAGAAAAAACTAAACAATGAAACAACAACCAAACTACTATGCTATAATAAGTGCTGAGGTTAGATATGATAAAAATCTAACTGCTAATGCTAAGTTATTATATGCAGAGATTACCGCACTTTTAAATATGAATGGAGAGTGCTTTGCTACCAATAAATACTTTTCAAATCTTTATGGCAAAAGCATTGTAACTGTTTCAAAATGGATTAGTGAGTTAATTGCAAATGGTTATGTTTCGTCTATTTATACATACAAAAATGGTACTAAAGAAATTGATAGGAGGTATTTAAGTATTCTTAAAGGGGGCATTAAAGAAAATAACGTGGAGGGTATTAAAGAAAACTTTAAGGATAATAATACAAGTATTAATAATAATATTACATATAGTAATAATAAGATGCGTTTTAAAAAACCAACTACTTGGGAAATTAAAATTTATTGTGAGCAAAGAGAGAATAATATAGATGCTGCAACTTTTTATGATTTTTATGAAAGTAAAGATTGGTTTATAGGAAAGTCAAAAATGAAATCTTGGAAAGCCTGTGTTAGAACTTGGGAAAAAAGACAAAATAAAAACAATAATGGTGGTATGAGTAAAATTCATGCTCATTTACAAAAAAACATAAACGTAAAAGAAAAACTAAGAAAACAATTTAATCAATGAAACAGATAAAAACAATGACAAAAGAAGAACTACTAATGAGTTCTGTAGATCTAATAAGTAAGACTTACATAGAGTTAGGGCAAAATAATGTTGAGGAAGATACAATTATGATTATGGCTCAAAGTTTGGCAGATGATTTAGCCAGAATATATAGAAATTTTTATTTTGAAGATGCTCAAAACGCATTTAATTTAGGAGTTAGAACTCCAATAAACGATAATTTTATACATCTTAATGTTCCAACATATATGAGATGGTTAAGAAAACATAAGGATTTAATCTGGGATGCTAGATCAAGAGTTGATAAGGGGGAGAATCCGAAGGCAGTACCCCATTACAGACCAGAACCAAAACTACTAACATGAAGATATTAACAATCGTATGGGGAATAATAATAATACTTTGTATATTAGAAGCCCATTTCTGCACTAAATTTGAAGATGAATTATGGAAATAAAAGAAACTAAAAGAACTTATAAAACCATTAAATGGGTTTTAAGAGGGCATGTTAAAAACAATGTAAAGAGTTTATGGACTTACGAGGACGACAACTTTACTTGCATTTATAAAAATTATAGCGGTGATAGTAAAATATATACACCAACACAAATGCTTGAACTAATAAATAAATTAATTTTACAAGAAAAGAAAAATGACTAAACATAACAAACACTATTATGAAAAAGGAAGGAATGGTTGGACATCCTCTAGCACTCTTGATAACTATGAAAATAAAATAAACCCTAAAATGTTTATACCAAAAGAAGAAATAGAAATGATGAAAAAAACTAAATATAATTTTAATTGGCAGTTAGATAAGGCAGTGGAGAGAATAGTGAAACTGTTAAAAGAAAAAAATAAAGCATATGGAGATACTGCTTTAAATCCACCTAATATATTTAGTAAGTTAGATTCTACAGAAGCAATATGTGCTAGGTTAGACGATAAGTTGTCTAGGATAAAAAACAGAGGTATTAATGATGCAACAGAAGATACTGTTGATGATTTAATTGGATATTTATTACTTTTAAAAATGTCAATGGAAAAATGAAGAAGCCAATCTTTA